TAGATGAAGAGTCTATGGCGAAACACAATCGTACTGCTACAATCATCAGTATGATTCTTGGATTCACTTGTCTTGCATTATTCTTAGATGGGACATTAAGGTTGCTTGGAATAATTCCACCCTTTATGGATATAGATATAAGTATAGTAGATAAGATTGCAGAGAAGGTGGAGACGGAAGTTATGCCTTTACTTCAGAGGATACCAAGGATATGATACCAACACCAGTATTTGAACTATTAGTACTAATTTTGTCTTTAGTGTGGTTACAAGTTCTTCTAGCCCAGTTAGGAGTTTATAGTAAGGATGGTCCACCAAGAGATAAAGACTCTGGAAGACGGCCATAGGGTTGCCAAATTGATTTAACCTGTTATAAGGTAGTTCTCACTAGAAAAGGAGGAAACAACTTGTCTGGCGATAATATGCATGAACCACAACCAAATATAAGATATGCTGTTAATGTACACCACCATGAGGAGTGGGAAAAAATGACATTTGAGGAAAGAATGAAAGCATTTTTACCTTCCCTTAAAAAATGGGAATCTGAGTATCTTAAAAATAATAAAAAGAAATTATCTGAACAACAAATAGAACTTCTTTCAGGAAGACCTATTAGAGCTTATGAAGGTATGGTATATGGACAGATGTATAATGATTGGAAAAAACAAAAAGGAGTTAATTGGTAATGCATAAAGACTGGGATGATAGTAACTGGAGAGAAGAATCTCTACCATACTACACAGGAAAACAAGAAGAATTATTGAGGAATGGCCCTAAGAGTCTTTCTCAATCATGGATAATGTCAGCAATGTACAATGAATGGATGCGGAGGAATGGATATAAAAATCCTGAACCACCTGATGTATCATCATCTATGAGTGAATACTTCCAAAAAGAACAAGAATTTCTTATTGAAGATAATGAAAACTGAAATTACACATGGAAAAGTAAAGACTGTCTTTACAACATCTGAACCTGATAAAGTCTTTATACAGTATGAGGATAAGGTTACTGCTGGTAATGGTAGGAGGATAGATTTTCCTGAAGGAAAAGGAAAAGTCTGTATGGAAATTTCTACATTACTCTTTAAGAAATTAGAGGAACTTGGAGTCAGGACTCATTATCTTAATTCAATTCCTGAAAGGATAATGACTTGTAAGAAGGTTGATATTATTCCTATAGAAGTGGTAGTAAGGAATGTTGCTGCTGGTTCTATCGTTAGACAGACTACTCTGGAAGAAGGTCATATTATTAATTGGCCTTTAGTTGAATATTATTTGAAGGATGATGAGAAGGATGATCCTTTACTTACAGAAGATAGAGTTAAATTGATGGGTTATGGGGATGTCTTAGAAGATCTAGAATATACTGCTAGGGAAGTTAATGGTATACTATCAAAGATCTTTCGTGATATAGGTCTTACACTTGTTGATTTTAAATTGGAGTTTGGATACGATGTTGACGAAAATTTACTCCTTGCTGATGAATTATCACCTGACGGAATGCGACTCTGGAAAGAGGGAACGACTGAAAGTTATGATAAGGACTTGTTTAGAAAGGAAAAAGGTGATATAGTAGCTGCATATCAATATATACTAAAGGAATTACAGAGGTATGTCTGAAATGCATGGCAATTTAGAACCCGAAGAACATATCTTCAGGGATGAAGAACCTTCTGATATGTATGAAGATATGACAACACTCAACATGTTATATGAGGAGTTATGTTGGGATCATGATGACATCCTACAATTTTTTATTGAAGGGGATAGAATAGTCATACGCAATAAAACACTTGAGGAAGAATAGTGCCTGTATACAGAGATTATGAAATTCGTATCAACTTAAATGAATTGATCGAAAAAAGAATACCATGTTGTGATCTATTACATCCTGATCATTGTTTTACTGAGTCACAAGTTACTCAGATAGCACATGATATTAATATGGATTTGGATTTGCATCCAATCTATCATCAGATTGATGAACATATTATGAGGTATGTTAAAGCAGCAGGGATAGACAACTCAGATCATTGGGTTGAGAAAAAATTACCAGATTTGGATGATTAATTATGAACAATCGTTATGAAGCGGCCCCAATTCCTGAATGGGGAACATTGAGACAGAAACAAAGGAATCAAGTTAAATCTAAGTTTTATTATATCTTTTGGGGTCTTGCTACCGTATCAGTATTTGCTGGACAGATATATGTTGGTTCTGGATATCGCCAGATGTCACGATCTTTTAATCGTATTGTGGATTCTGTTGTACTAGAACTTGAAAGATCTTATGACTCTAAACAAAATTTCTATTAAAAAAAGAGTAGGAGTTTTACCTCCTACTCTTTATAACTATTCTTTTAGGATAGTTTTACATATTTGGTCTCGGTGACTATCTTCTGCATATTCTATTAGACACGTATAATAATCGTTGACTATTTGACTTTGTTCGTTAGCGTTGTCTAGTGTTTGTTCAAGGTGTCTAACGTTTTGGTTCCAACCAGCTAATTGGTTGTGTGAAATTAAGTTATGCATGAATAATAGCTCCAAATTTTACGTGAGTCCCATAATAAAGAAGTTTGGGTTCATTTCTGGGCCTCCTTCAGCTATTCTACTACTATATATCAGAGTTTGGTGACAATCAATAAGTTTTCGCAACATAAATTTATTTCTATATAATTTTTAGTACTTCTACTCATATGAATTTTACAGTTTACACAAAAGAAGGATGCCCATACTGTTCTTCTATATTACAAATCTTAGTTGGTAAAGACTTAGCCTTTACAGAATACAAATTAGATGATAACTTTACTAAGGATGAGTTCTATGCTGAGTTTGGTAAAGGATCAACTTTTCCACAAGTTGTAATGGATGGCCAAAAACTTGGCGGATGTATGGACTCTGTAAAATATCTAAAGGAGGAAGGTATTATCTAATGAAACGATTCAGACTAATGAAAAAAATTCCTATAGATTCAAACATTTATGATATGGTGGAACATGTTATTGATGATGTGTTTTTAAGACAAACATTTACTTTTGACATGTATAGTTATCTAACATCAAATAGATTGACTGGACCCATGATTGATGAGTTTATTGGCAGTAGTACAGTTCATAGTATAGAATTGACGGTTGATGAATTAAATTTGTATATTGAAGGTGGTAGTGATAATGAACATAAAATAATTAGAGAGTCCTACGGTTACTTAGGTAAACCTATGGCAAGAAAAATAAAAACGTATCTTGAATCCATTGTCAGTGATGTTTTTAAATATAAAAACGATAAAAAACCTGGCAGAAGAAAGGGTTCTAGGAATCGTAAAAAACTCACTAAATAAACTTAGATAGGATATCTACTAATGCTCACATCAGTACAAGTAACGTTGGTTTACTCAGCTCTCTTTTGTATAGGTGGAACTCTTCTCGGTATGATTCTTGGTGCTTTTATTGGTTGGTTCGCTTGCGATAAGTGGTCTGACTATGTTACACTAAAGAATGCACAAATTGCATCTCATCCAGAGATGTATGATCAAGACGGGAACTTGATTAAAACAAATTTAACAGCAGTACGTGTTGTATTGGAAGAAAACGATTATTATTTGGAGGATGATGATTAATCATGGTTACTAAGACTAAGAAGTTGCCACCCAATCCCTTGATAACTGAAATACTTGATGCAGTATCAAAGGCAAGATCTAAGGCAAAGAAAATTGAATTGTTGAAAGAGTATGATTCCCCTGCCATCCGTGCAGTGTTGATCTGGAATTATGATGAGAGTGTAAAGAGTATGCTCCCTGATGGACAAGTACCTTACAACCCCAATGAGGCACCAAAGGGCACGGATCATAACCAGTTAACCTCTGAGTATAAAAATCTATATCACTATGTGAAAGGTGGTAACGATACTCTTCCATCATTGAGAAGAGAGAGTATGTTTATTCAATTGCTTGAAAGACTTCATATGGAGGAAGCTGAGTTAATTTGTTTGACTAAGGACAAGAAATTATCAGCTAAGTATAAGTTAACTCAAGAAACTATTGCAGAAGCTTATCCAGATATTCATTGGGGTGGTCGTTCATGACAACTACGGTTGCTTTAACTGAAGAACAAGTTCTGAGGATGAAGGATAATAGTGTTGTTGTTATTATGACTGGGTGTGATGATAAAGCATCATTAGATAAGTCTTTACCAGTTACTTCATATCTTATAGATTGTGATGATGGTGAAAGACAATGGAAAGATATTGTTATGGGTGATAGTGTTCCTATCTTCGATTCATATTGGGATACATTTAATAAAAATGTTATTCAAAAGATGTCTTGGACTGCTGGTACTATGAATCCTAAGACTTGGGGTAGAATTAAATCATCTCCACCACCTAGAAAGAAAAGGAAACGTAAATCAACGGAGGAAGATAGATGAATGATGATTTACTAAGAGCTCAGATAACTGAACTTATTAGAGATGAGATACAAGAAAATATTAATGATTATGTAGATTCTAAAGATCAGACTGAAAAGGCTGGACTTGGTTTCGTTGATAAGGAAGGTGATGATGAATTGAAAGTTAAGATATCTAATGCACAAGTGGAACAGTTACTTAAAGAGTATAAGAAGATTAAGAAGGGTGAGAAATCTAATTTTGCCCAGATAAAGAAACTTGGTTTAGTTGATCAGCATGGTAGACAGCTTTAAAATTGTACTATTGACTATATAAAGCAACTGTGTTATTATTAACACAATCGTTCAACCTCATAAGAGGTCGCAAGTAAGCCGACTCGGAACGGAATCGTTCATCCCAATTAATTGGGACGCAAAAGCCGACTAAAGG